GGCAGCCGGGATGTTCCCCGAGTGCGGCACGACGGCGGTTCCGTGATACTGGAACGAAACGGCGCCGCCGCCGGTGAACTGGGTGGCACCGGGCTTCATCTGCGCGATGATCTGATCGATCACGAGCACCTGCCCGGCCGCCGGAGCCGGGAGGATGCTGACCGGCGCGCCGTACATGGCGATGATCTGAGCGGCCGTCAGCGTGACGACCGCCTTCTGAATGAGCGACGGGTCCGTATCGGAGGCCTGCACCGGCCCGAAGCCGAGCGGGTTGAGCCGCACTCGCACGGTCGCATCACCCGCCTGCCCGCCCGGTGCCGCCACGCCGTTCGCCTGATCCAGCACGGCAAAGCCGATTTCCTTGTTGGCGACGCCGGCAGTGGTCAGGGTGTTCGCGGTCGCCAACTGCTGGGTGTTGTCCCAGTAGACCTTGGCGCCCGATGCGAAGGTGCTGTTGTCCTTGGCGAGATCGAACACGCCCTGGATCACGAGCTCCGTGGAATCGCCGACGCTCTGGTTGTTCACCGAGACACCGAAGATGTTGCCCACCTGGCAGCCCTGACCACTCGTCAGAGCATAGGGCGCGGTGACGGTAAGGGTATCACCTCGTTGAACGTAGTTCTGCATTGGGAAGATCTCCTTTTCTTCTGACCGGGGCGGCTGCAACCGCCCCGGTCGGTTGTGGGTTCCTTACGTCAGGCGCGCCCTACGCGCCGGCGTTCTTTTGCAGGCCGCGGTAGTCGATGGCCGCCGCGCCGAAGTCCATGCGCGCCTTGATCTCGACACCGTCGATCTCGAAGCCTTGCTTGGTTTCGATGTACACGCCCTGCTGCCCTTCCAGGTAGCAGTACTCCACGGTGTCGATCTGCGCCGGGTCCGCGACCAGGTACCACGCCGTGCTCCCGCCCGCTGCCGCATCGAGACGCGGCTCCACCACCGGCACCAGGCTGCGCACCCACTCCGGCACGACTTTCGTCGCGTCGGCAGAAGCGATGTTAATCGGGTAGACGAGCTGGAGCATGTAGGTCTCCAGCGCCGTCGGCACCGCGATGAACCGCGGGATGATGTTGAGGGGCGTGCCCTGCGGCCCCTTCTGCAACCGCAGCGACTTGCGGCCGGCGCCCAACGCCGCGAGCGCGTTGGCGTTCTGCACGGTGGGATCGATGCTGCTTGCCACGCCGGTCAACAGGTTCGCGTGGCCAGCGGCGAACAGTGCCGTGGAAGTTTTGTCGCCCGCGTAGATCGCCGCCGGGTTCGAGGTGATGATGCCCCAGACGGTGTCCGATTCGAGTCGCGCCGCCGCTACGCCGAGCAACGCCGGGACGCGGGTGAACGCCTGGAGGTCGTCGTTGATGATGACCTTGCGGGTGATCGCCACCATGCTGCCGTAAGTGGCGAGCTTGTAGCTGACGTTGTTGTCGGTGAGCTGCGCCCGGTGGTACTCGCCCTTTTCGTTGAGCATCTGGAGGGCGGGCGCGTCGGCCAACAGCACGCGGTTGATGGGCTTGAAGTCCTGCGCGGTCACCTGCCGGCAGAAGGGCTGGAAGGTGCGCGGGTAGGCTTCATAGCCCTGTCGCAACGTCTTGTTGGCGACGTTCGCCAGGATCGCGGGGAAGTCGGAGGTGGACTCGGCGCCACCCTCGAAGTACTCCACCCCGCGCGAGGGAGCCTGGAGCGCCAGCTCCGCGATCCGCGTCACGTCCATGCCGCGTACGGGAACGCCCTTCATCTGAAGGTATTCTTTGGCCATGTCGACGAGTTTGAAATTGCGGTACTCGTGCGCCATCTCCTCGGCCCGTTTCTGGTGCTCGGGGCCGCAGCCATCGAGGTACTCCCCGACGTAATCGCCGTTGTGGTCCCGGTGCCGGGCGAGAAAGAAACGGTTGTCGGCGCGCAGGAGCATCGCCGCCTGCATGCAGGCGAGGCGAGTTCCCAGGCCGTCGCGGGTTACAGTCGGCCGCTCGGGGACGGTCGGGAACTTCGGCCCCTTCTCGCCGGGACCCGGCGGCACGCCGCGACCGCCCAGATCAACGAGCCGGTCGAACAGTTCCTTCCGGGCCTGGTCGACGGACACACCTTTGGCGATGAACTCGCTGATCACCGCGCCGTCGATTCCGTACTTGGTTGCGGTCGCGCTCAGCGCCTGAATCTCGCTGACGCGCTGCCGTTCGGCCTGGACCGCCTGTTCCCGCGCGGCGGCCAAGGCCTGTTCGTTTACAACACGGGCATCCGCGCCCGTTTCCTGCGTGGTCGTTTCAGGCATTGCAGGTTTCTCCTTTTGTGGGCTGATTGCCCGTAATGCATCGATCACGCCGGGGCCCAGAGGGCACCCCGGCGTGCCGAAAATCGTGACTTCGCCCGTGGGCTGGGCGCTTAGGAATGCGGTATTGAAGTCGGCCGGCACCGTGCACGGAGAAATCTCGAACGGTTCCCAGTCCGTGGCGCGAAACATGCCGATTTCCTTGTCATTGAGGTAGGGCGGCTTGCCTTCGGCCAGGCCTTCCACTTGGGCATCCACTTTCTCGCGCTTGTACACGAAGGTGCCGAAGCTGAGGTTCTGGAGGATGCCGGCGCTGGCCTTGCGGAACATCTCGGCACCGTCCGGGTTGCCGAGATCGAATTGTAGTGTGGCCATCCCTTTCTCGCCATTCGCCCATGCGCGCCGGACGACACCGACCTGGGCGCGTGTGCCGACCCTGCCGGCGATGAGTGATTTGAAATCGTCGCCCGTGAAATGGGTGTCGAAAACGGGCGCGCCATTATTGAGCCGGTCGAGGCGGCAGCCGGCCATATCGAGCTTGAGCATGTACGGCTCGCCGGTAGAGCGATCCACGCGCGGGACGTAGGCCCCGCTGTACCAGACCACGTCGATGGTGCCGTCCTTGGCATTCGCAGTGCTGGGCATGACGTGGGCGTCGGCGGAAAAGACTTCCGTGTTCGGATTCGCGGGAGGTGGTGTGGCGGGTACCGGCAGCTTCGCATCTGCGGGTTCCAATACTTCCGTCTCGAGTAGCGGCATGATCGCCTCCTAAGCCTTCGTGGCCTCGTAGTCCTTTTCACCGAACTCGCGCAACTGCCAGCCCTGCTTCTGGAGCCAGGCGATATGCCCGCTGCGGTCCGTCGAGCCCACTACGCCGCCGCCGATGGTGTGGAACTTCGCGAGGTGCTGAAGGCCATGGAATACGGACATGTCGCCCGCCTTGAGCGCCGCATCCGCGAGTTCATTGACCGCGGAAACGAAGGCGGTTTCCGCCGTCGTGGCATCGGTCAGGATCTGGCCAACGGTCGCATGCGATTTGGCGGAGCCAATCTCCGGCTGGGCCTCGAGGAAGTACAACCACTTCACGAGATCTTCCAGGTCCGTGGCGCACTGCTCGCCCAGCTTGTCCAAGCCGTCGCCGATGCTCAGCCCGAGGCGCTTGGTGTTGATCGCGTCCAGCATGTACTGGCACATGAGGTCGCACAGCGCGACGACGAGGCGCTGCAGCCCGGCCTTTACGTTCGGGTCACCCTGCATAACTGTTTCTCCTTGCGGTTTGGATTTATCCCCGGTAGAGCCGGGATGTGGATTCAAAGCTGCTGTTCACGCGCGACATGCCCGCGGCGAGTAATTCCCGGATCATGCCGAGGTCCTCTTCCGAGAGCGCCGCGGACTGCTGGTTCTTCCCTTTGGCGGGAGCGAACTTACGGTTCAGTGCCGGATCTGCATTCGCCGCCGGTTGCGCCTGGCCGCGGAGCGTCGTGTTGCGCGGGTCGGAATCGAGAATGATTTGGAACTTGTCCACCAGCTTGTTGAACAGCGCAATCTGCTCAATCTGCGTGGTGGGATCATAGCCGTTCTCCAACACCGCTTCGAACCAGGTCTTCCGGCCCATGCGCACGTCCTTTAACACCGCCTCGGCGTCCTTCACCGGGTCGACGGATTCAAAGCGAGGCGCCGTCCACTGCACAGTGCGCAGGCCGACCCTGTCATCTGTTGCAACAGCGGCCGGAATTTTACCCTGTAAAATCAGCGTGTCAATAAACCGGCGCCACACGGGCATGCAGAAAAGCGGGATCAGGGTCAGCCAGCGGTACGCTTCCACCGTGTTGCGGAAGCCCAGCATGCCGCCGCGCCAGGAGGAGTAATTCACCTGCGACATATCGCCGGTGCCCAGCTCATACGGCAGCCCAATGCCGGCCATGATGCCCTGCAGCTCGGTCATCTTGTATTCGCGGTAGCCGCCCGCAGCCGGGGGATTGTTGAACTTCACGTCCTGGCCGGGCTTCAGGTACTCGACCATTCCAGGCTGGAAATTCTCGACCGGCAATCCGCTAATCGGGTCGGTATCGGTGAGGCCCAGCGGATCGCCGTCGATGCCCTCCGGCTGCGTGACGAACGCGGTGACGCAGGACTCAATCTTCTTGCGCACGCGCTCCGCATCGCAGTAATCCTCCAGGTCGCGGAGCGACATCATCACGGGCGCCAGCCAGGGCACACCACGAACCTGGCCAGGCCGAAGCACGCGATAGACGTGCATGATCTGGTCAGCGGGAACCGGCTGGCTCACGATGCCGCCGCGCGGATTCAGGATCAGCACGCCGCCGGGGTGATAGCTGAACAGCCAGTAGGCCACGCGCCGGCCCTTCTCGTCGAACTGGACGCCCTCCATCACGTGCCCGTTGACGAGGCCCATCGTGCGGGCCTGATCGAGGAAGTCCGCCTCGAGCATCTGCAGCTGGAGCGGAATGCGCAACCCAAAGTCCGCCGGCTGCGGCCGGAACCGGGCGATCGCCTCTCCGCTCTCAGCCATGGTGCGCACCGTCAGCGTCTGCATGCCATAGAAGTCGAGGCGCTGGGGCGTGTCGCAGGTCTCGGCGAAGAACGGCCACTCGGCATCGATGACCTTATCAATCGCGACATTGCCGGTCTTTGCCTTCGGCACGATGCCGGTCCCGACGACATTGCCGGCCAGTTCCTCGATGGCGCGTGCCGCGTATGGGTTGTTGCGGACGAGATCGCGGCTGCGGTTGCGCAACCAGATGAGCGACCCCATCAGCTCGACGTTGGCATCCGTCGACGCGGCGTACCAGCCGTTGGAACGCCGGCCCGCGCTGGCCCCCTCGTAGCGGAAGCGCTGCGCGTGCCGCTCCAGGTAGCCCGCAGTCAATTCCAGGGCTACCCGGTGCCGCACGCGCCGCAATGCCGCACGTGGCGACACCACGCTGATGGCTTTATCGAGAAGATTCATTCGACTTTCCGACCATGCTTCGGCCGAGCACACCCAAGGCGAACGGGATGAGATCCTCGCCCTTGGGCACCTTCAGCAGCCAGAGAAGTGCGCCCAGGATGATGAGCACGAGGCTGACCAACACGTGGCCTGCCTCGCGCTCTACCAGTTCGACAACCCGCTGCATGCGGCTACGCCTTCGCGGGCACCAGGGTGGACGCAGCAATAACCGCGCTTTTGGTGGCGCCCTGGAGATAGGCGGCGACAGCCTTCAGGTCCGCGATCTCCTGAGCGTCCAGTTGAAGGTTGAGGCCGTTGGCCGCAACCGCGTTGCCCGCATCCGTGATCGCCACGCAGACCTTGCCCAGCACGGCGAAGGCCGCGCGCTCGATGTTCACAGCGTTGGGGTCGACGAGGGAAGTCAGCGCTTCGACGGTCGCCTCCTGGCCCTGCACTTTCTGAAGCACGGGCACGACGGCCCGCGCGATTTTGACGATGTCGTGAGCGACGCTGGCAACCGCGTGCTCAATTCTCTGCAGAGTAATCATTGGCTTTTGTCCTTTCGTGTTTTTGAAGCAAAGAATTCTGGGTCCGGCCGCTCGGCGCATGCTAACCGCAATTCCCGGATGAGCTGATTCAGCGCGTTTTCGCTGATGGCCACGTAACGCGCTCCCTCTGGGTTGTCCGCAGCAGCACCCTGCCGCGGCGCGCGCTCGAGAGCGTCGATCACATCCCTGATGCTCATCGCTTGAAGCGCTCCACTGCGACGGCAGCCGCGATCGTAACGGCGGCCATCCACAGCACGCCGAGAACGGCGAGGGCCCCAGCGATCCAGGAGCGCCACCGCTCCAAGCGGGCGATTCGAATGCCGTGCTCCGCACACCGGCCTGGTTGCCCGTTCCCGAGTAGCGTCTTCTGCATGCCTTCAACGACGGTCCGCGTCGCGGCAGTCTCGGCAACCAGGCGCTCCACAATGGACCGCGTCTCTCGAATCTCGATCGCCAGATTTTCGCAATGCTCGCAATTCGCCATGCGGATCACCACAATCCCGGCCTGTCGTAAAGTGTCGGTCCCGTGGGCCCATCGCCACGCTTGTGCTGCGCGAAGCGGACGCGGCCGCCGGACCCGCCACTGGCGTTTCGCTTCTCTTCCTCGAGCGCTGCTATCGCCTTGAGCTTGTCGTCCGTATTCAGGTACTCGATCCGCCGTCCATCTGGGAAAACGATCACCTTCTCCGAATGCCCCAAGGCGGCATGCAACGTGTCGATGTCGGCCTGGATTTGTTCAACCGTTCGCGCCATCTCAATCCCTCCCGAACCAGTTCCGCCGCGGCACCCAAGGCTCGCGACGCTCCCTGTGTGGAAATTGCGGTGCAGGATTGGCCGGTTGCTGCGCCGCTTCCGGAGCTACCGTCTGACTGTGTGTGCGTCGTGCCTCAACCATCTGCCTGAAGCGGTCGCAATGGACCGCCAGCTTCAATCCGCTGGCGTAAAGCGCATGCAGCGCTGCGTAGGCGTAGTTCCGAGCATCCAGAGCTTCGTTTCGTGCGTTCGCTGGCTTACGCCATTCCGGCTTGGGAAAGCCGTTGTGGTAGCGCGTGAACTTCTTCTCGGCGGTGAGCTGCTCGAAGTACTCCAGGTCGCGGCCGATCGGGAAATGGCAGTATCCCGGCCCGGGCTTTACGGCCTTCAGCCGGTCGTACAGCGCCGCCTTCGCGGCGTCAACGCCGATCATGAAGAACGGCGTCTGGTTTTTCCGGCTGGGTTTGCGCGGCCAGATCGGCGATTCGCCCGCCCGACCTTTCGTGGCATACACGCGTCGGTTGTACCGGTCGCGGGTGAACCGCAGCACCGTCGCGTCTTTGAAGCCGCAGTCGATGCACGTTGCCACAATGCGCACCGGCAAGCCTGAGGCGTGCAGGTATTGGGCGTTCAGCAGACCTTCGAGGTGATCCCACACCTCGTTGCGCGTCACATCGCCGGGAATTACGTGGTAGCCGATCGACCAGGATTCCTCATCCCGGCCCCAGCCGACAATCTCCATCTCCAAGCGATCGGCCTGCACGTCCACGCCAGCCGTGATGAGCGCCACGCCTTCAGGCACCTCGGCCTCAAATGGTTCGCAGCGATTCAACAGCGCATGAGCATCCGTGGGAACCTCGTGGGTGTCCTCCCACAGCGTTGCGAGGACGGTGTTCAGGAAGGCCTTCAGTGTCTCCGGCGACTTTTTCGCCGCCAGAAACTCGACGGCGATCTCGCCCCATGACTTCTTGGGCGAAATCAACTGCGACACCCGAAAGCCCGGTATCGCCGACGAGGGATTGGCCGCTCGATATTCCCCGCGTTCCACCATCCAGGCCTTCTGGTGGTGAGGAATCAACTGCTGGCAGCCGGCGCACCGGTACATCGCCTCCTCGGGCTTTCCTTCCGGCCATACCAGCCCCGGCCCGGTTCCGTCGCCGAGGGTGAGCGCCTGGTATTCGCCACACTTGGGGCATGGCACGAAGTAATCACGCTGGTCCGACTCGCGCCAGGCGAGCTCGATCCGGCTGAGACCCTTCGTCGTCGGCGTGGACGCCATGACGATCTTTTTGTTGTGGGCAAATTCAGCCGTACGCTGGATAGCGAGCGACACCGGGTCGCCTTCTGTGCCGGCGCTGGCCGGATACCGATCCACCTCGTCGAGCAGCGCATAACGGATCGGCCGCATCGCCAGGCCGGAGGGCGAGATCGCGCCCGTGAACGTAATGTGCCCCGCGCCGTTGGCCAGCACCTTGTGCAGCGTGGTGTTATTGGAATCGCGCGATTTGACCGGTGCTATTTTCCCGCGCAGCGCGGGTGTGGCGCGGAACATAGGCGCCACGCGGTCCTTCGACAGCGCCTTCGCATCCTCCGTACGCGGCTCTACAAGCAGCACTGGACCCGGATCGACGTCCGCGATGAAGCCGAGGAAATTCAGCAACACCTCGGTCTTCATCAATTGGGCTGCCGACCACAGCACCACTTGTCGGCAGGGATGCAACGGGCTGAGGACGTCCATCGGCTCACGCTGATACGGCCGCGTATACCATTGGCCCCGTTCCGCAGCTGCGCCGCCGGTAAGCACACGATTCTCATCCGCCCACTGCGAGACGGTGATCTCGCGGGGCGGCAGCACCGCCGCGGCGCCGATTTCAGACATCGAGAACGGTTGCATCACAGACCCGAATCCGCAACTGCCTTATTCACCTTTTTCAGCACCGCCGTGACCTCGGCAAGCAGCATGCGATGAGTCGCCTTCTCGTCATCCACGGCCGCCAGCATCGGCGCCAGGCGATCGGGCATGGACATGAGCGCGTCCTTCACGATTGCGGAGAACATCGCGGCATATTCGGAAGCACGCGCCGCCGGAATCAGCTTGCGGGAACGTTCTTCGTACTCCAGTTGCGAGATCTTGGCTTTGAACGTTTCGTTCACCGCACGCGAGCGGAGATACTGCCCGACTGGATCGCTCATTGCGCTCGCCGGTTGGGGCATGCCCTGCGGCGGAGCGGACGCAGTACCCTTCGCGCCAGCGCCACGTGGAGCGGCCTGCGTCCGTCTTGGCGCGCCTCCCGCTAACGTGTTCCTTTCCCACTCCTGGTTGGCGCGTTCGGGATCGATGGTCCCGCCCGGGAGCAGCGAGATTCGCTTGCTCTTAATCGCCTTCTGCACGGCAGGGAGACTGCACCCACGCATTCGGGCGTAAGCGCGAAGAGAAACGCCCGTCATTTCGCCTCCCGTTCGGCCATCGCCGTTCTATCGCCTGAATCGTTGAGAGGGAGGCAGAATTCTCTTGATCGCGCGGCCGAACCGAGCAATTCATGTTCATGCAAGGAGCGAAGCAGATGGCACGGACCAAGAATCACAGCGCGACGAACCCGACGCCGGGGTTCGCGATCGAGATCAAGGACGACACGGAGCTGGGACTGGCGATCCTGGTCGCGGAGTTCGCCGAGAACGCCTACCAGCCGATCGGCGTGGTGGTGAGCATCAACGAGGTGCGCGAGATCGCCGAGAGCGACATGCGCGGTCGCATGCGCGACCTCGAAGCCGGCAAAACGCCGGCCTGCCCGGAGGCTTACGTGGTCTGGGCGCAAGGCCTGGACGGCGATTACCGCGTGGCGCGCCGGATCATGCCGTAACCGAACCGCCGCCCCGCCCGCGCCCGCCCGGATCTGGCGGGCTCGCGGACATGAAGGAGGCATTACCACGCGATGAAGCGATGCGAAATCGAAGTCGGAAACACTTACATCGCCAAGGTCAGCGGCGCGCTGGCCAAGGTCCGCATCACGGGCGAGTCGCCCTATGGCGGCTGGGTCGGAAGGAATCTGGCAACCGGACGCGAGATTCGCATCCGGTCGG